AGATTATGGCAGAAGATTTTGTTGTACCATATTCTACTAACGATCTTTTAGATTGTTCAAGAGCTACCCATGTTATTCAAATGTCTGAAAACATGATAAGAAAAATGCAACAAGCAGGTATTTATCGTAATATAGATGTTGGTTCACCTGAATACGGTACAGATTATGATGGTGTAAAAGAAAAAATCGACGATATTACTGGTTTATCTCGTCCTGCTAAGTCAGAAACGTATTCAATACTAGAAATGCATGTAGATTTAGACCTTGAAGGGTTTGAAGACACTATAGATGGTGAACCTACGGGTATTGCTTTACCTTATATCGTTACTTTAATTAAAGAAAGTGGGCAAATATTAGCTATACGACGTAATTTTGACCCTAACGACCCTTTAAAACAAAAAATAGAGTATTTTGTACACTATAAATTCCTTCCTGGACTTGGATTTTATGGTTTTGGACTTATACACATGATTGGCGGTCTAACTAAATCAGCAACATCTATATTAAGACAATTAATAGATGCTGGAACGTTATCTAATCTACCTGCTGGGTTTAAAGCAAGAGGTATGCGTATACGTGATGATGAAAATCCTATAGAACCAGGAGAATGGAGAGATGTTGATGTTCCAGGAGGAACTATTCGTGATGCTCTAATGCCATTACCATATAAAGAACCGAGTGGAGTATTAACACAACTATTAGGTGTATTAGTTGAAAGTGGACAAAGGTTTGCAAATATTGCTGATATGAAAATAGGTGATATGGGGCAAGAAGCTCCTGTTGGCACGACGATAGCTATGTTAGAACGTGGTAGTAAAATTATGTCTGCTATACATAAACGTTTACATTTCGCCCAAAAAATAGAATTTAAACTATTAGCTAGGGTTTTTTCAGAATCACTACCAACTGAATATCCTTATGATGTTGTTGGTGGTTCAAGAACAGTATATGCTAGAGATTTTGACGGGCAAGTAGATATATTACCTGTAAGTGATCCAAATATCTTTAGTATGAGCCAACGTGTCGTATTAGCACAAACACAACTACAATTAGCACAAAGTGCACCACAATTACATAATTTACGTGAAGCTTATCATAAGATGTATTCAGCACTTGGTGTTCAAGATATAGATCAAATACTTGAACCTGAAGATAATATGAATCCAAAAGATCCTATACAAGAAAACCAAGACGCTCTAATGGGTATGCCATTAAAAGCGTTTATAGAACAAAACCACGATGCACATATTCAAGCACATATGGCATTTATGCAAAGTCCATCGGTACAACAAAATCCACAAGCTATGGCTGTATTACAAGCACATATACAAGAACATCAAGCATTAAAATATAGAGTACAAGTAGAACAACTATTAGCACAACAAGGTATTCAATTACCACCAGAAGGACAACCTGTGCCAGAAGAAATCGAAAACCAAATAGCTATTTTTGCAGCTCAAGCAACACAACAAATTACAGGACAAGAACAAGCCATGCTACAAGCACAACAAATAGCGCAACAACAACCACAAGTAGATTTAGCTAAAGCACAACTAGAATTACAACAAGCAGAAATACAAAGAAAAGCACAAGCAGATCAATTACGTGCACAAACAGATATAACACTAAAACAATTAGATGCACAAGTAGCATTAAATAAAGCAGATATAAATGAAGATATTGCACAACAAAGAATAGCAGCAGCAAGAGAAAAAGTTGCACTAGAAACAAAACTAAAAGGGCAAGAAGATTATGCTGATCTTCTTAAAGAAGTTAAAGACGCAGAGGATAAAAATGACTAGTAAAAGACCAGGATTGTACGCTAATATAAACGCTAAACGTAGAAGGATAAAAGCTGGATCTGGTGAACGTATGCGTAAACCAGGAGCAAAAGGTGCTCCTACCAGACAAAACTTTAAACAAGCTAAACGAACTACTAAAAGGAGGTAGTTATGTATAAAAAAACTAAGGGCATGGCTAAAGGTGGCATGATGAAAAAAACCAAAGGCATGGCTAAAGGTGGCATGATGAAAAAAACCAAAGGCATGGCTAAAGGTGGCATGATGAAAAAAACCAAAGGCATGGCTAAAGGTGGCATGATGAAAGGTAAACCTAAGTCTAAAAAATTAGATTTAGCTGAAGCTTATCTAAAACGCCAAGGTTTGACATCTAAAGATCTTGCTAAACTATCTAAAAGATATAATTAGTGTCTTATCTAATCAGTAATATCCCACACTTTCCGTGTTGGGTGAGGAGAGAATTTACTGTAAACCATTTAAAATACCACGGAGAATATTTACATGCTTTAGCTATAGCTGTAAATACTATACCAGATAGATCGCTTAGTTTTCAAGTTGTTTTTACAGGATGCGAAAACCAACTAGGTTATGGTGATAAAAATATTCATGGTGGTGCGATGTGGGCACGTATGCCTATAGAAGCATTAATTGCAGATATTCCTCTTAAAAAATGGGGAGAACCAATGGAAGATCATTTAGTACAACCTTGGGATTGCGAATCTAGAAACCACAGTGTAATAGTGATGGATAGAGTAAGCAGTTCACCTTGGAAATGCAAAATTGGTGGAGAGTGGTATATTGGAAAATACATGTTTACAGTAGACTATACTGATTCTGATATCGCTGATGATCCAGCACAACATAAACAATCACACGTACTCTATATTACAGAAGATTGTAAGTGGAAAGGTAATTTTATAGCATTACCTAACAATAGAGTACGTGCTACTAGCCCAGCACTCTGGGTTACAGGGGAAGGTGCACCTGATTTCTTACCTTCACAACATTTACACTCAGCAGAAGGTCATGATACTTATCTAGACCCTGCTATAACATTTAATAATTTATACGATGGCGACTAGAAAATTTAAAAAAGTCAAAAAGACGAAAAAAGGAGTACCTCAAGTTTATGTAAAAGGTGCTAAAAATCCAAAAGCTAGAGAAAGGGAAATCCTTAGAACTCAAAAAAAGTACGCTTCAGGTAAAATGACTGCAGCTGATTTTGCAGCAGTAGAGCGTTCTAGAGCTAAAGATAGGAAAAAGAAAAAAAGAGCGTAAATGAGATAAAACTATAGTATGATAAATAGATCAAGTATTAAAATGTCCGTTACTAAAGGCGGAAAAAACAAAAAAAGGAAAAAGAATGGCAACACCAGCATGCGTAAAGAAGTACGCAAAAAGTAGTGGTAAATCTACAGCAACACTAAACAAAGTTTATAAACGTGGTCAAGGTGCATACTTTAGTTCTGGCTCTCGTCCTGGACAAAGTTCTCATAGTTGGGGTTGTGGTAGAGTAAGAAGTTTTGCTACAGGAAAAGGTGGTGCAAGAAAAGCTGATTCAGATTTATTAGGTAAAAAGAGTAAAAAAGTTGCAAAAGCTGCAAAAGGTGGGCTGTATCACAGAGGATGTGGTATGGTTATGCCTGATCGTAGAAAGAAAACTAAATACGCATAGTGGACTACATAAAGGTTGTAGAGTTTTTACTTAAAAAATACAGAGAACGTATTGCTAGTTTAGAAGAAACCCTTGCTTCGGGGGGTGTTTCTAATTATGAACAATATCAACGTGTCGTTGGAGAGATAACAGGTCTTCGCTCTGCCGAACAAGAAATAATAGACCTGCAAAAAAATATGGAGAAAGAAGTAGATGACTGATAAAAATGTAACTCCCGACATAGTATTAAATTTTGATAAAGGCGAGGAAAAAGAAACTCAACCTATAGCAAAACAAAAAACCGAAGAAGAAATTGCATCTCAATTAGAGATTTTACCTAAACCAACAGGATATAGAATTTTAATCTTACCAAGAGGAAGAGCTCCTGTAACTGATGGAGGCATACAATTAGTACAAGAAACTGTTGATAGAGACAGTATAAGTTCTGTTGTTGGTTATGTCGTTGCTGTTGGTCCAGACGCTTATAAAGATTTAAATAAATTTCCAGAAGGACCGTGGTGTAAAGCTGGAGAGTGGGTGTTATTTGGCAGATATGCTGGTGCAAGGTTTAAAATAGATGGTGGTGAACTGCGTATTTTAAACGATGATGAAATTTTAGCTAGTATTCCTGATCCAGAAGCAGTAGACTATTAACCTTAACCAACATGG